CCATAGGTCAGAAGTCGGACTTGGTACCGTAACTATCCGTTAAACTTTACTAACATTGTTAGTTTAGCTAAGATCAAGTAGGGTATCTAGAGAGAATTTCTTCCCCCGTTGCTGTATGTGCATTAGGAAGTCGATTGCAAGACTAGGGCTCGTATTCATACGAGCTAGTAGTGCAAGCGGTATTGGAGTCACCTCACTTCCTTTATGGAAGAGACGTTTCGCCATTTCCGCCTGTTCGAATCCTTCTGTACATTTCGCCCGGGACACTTCTACCCCGATGATGTCCAAGTTTTTCAAGACCTGGAGGTAAACCTCCTTGTCAAAATTGCAAGGTCATCACCTAGGATGAGGTATTCACGGAACGATTTATGGCCTACTTGCTTTGCCGAAAATTCGACAAGAGCATGTTAGGTAAGAGTACAAGCTGCCCAAGAGGATTAAAATCCTATTGGCTGGCCCGTATTCTAGCGAACTTCCTTATCAATCGAAGTAAAACTCCGGTTAGAAAGGATAGTCGCCCACAGATCAGCAATCTCTGGCCCATAGAGCTTTTGCATCAAGGTTTTCTGCTACCGCAGAGGGAACCGATCAGTAAAAGCGCTACAATCAATAGATCCCGTCCAAATTGAGTTCGACGTTTTGTCGATCAGAACTTGGCCGAGATGATTTTGTCGCTACGTACAATCTGTAGTTATACTTTTTAGTTTATCTATCAGATTTTGATGTAGTGGAAGCAATACTATTTGAGACCATTAGTCTCCCATAGCCACGACACGGGTTTTACCCCCGTCGTCCTGTAGGAACTAGAGTTTCGAATGACACGGTTCTTTATTACCTTTAACTTAAGGTTCATAAGCCTCTTTGAGGTTCTTATGATAACTTATATAAAGGTCATAGAGAGCCGGTGTAAAGGATAGCTTAGCTATCTTCTTAATTGCTTCATTCAGATATGGAACCTTTTCCAATGCCTAAAGGTCAGTTATACACATTTGTGTACTCTTTCCGTTAGGTCCGGCTTTGGCTCGTATCTGAAGGACATTCAGTTTCTCAACCTCTTGAGGTTGAGCACCTGACCAGTTGGACAAATAATCATCGAACTCCTCGAGGGTTTTTCCCTCAGAAGGTTCTTCGATAGTTGCCGTACTGTAGTTAGTTTCGCCTTTCAACGCTTAGTAAGCCGAGAATAGTGTATTAACTGCAGTCTTGTTTTCAACTGAATCTCCAACAACCAAATCTTTAAACACACGGAGATGGAGTGGAAATCCACTCTTATCCGTCTGCATCCAATGTCCTGTTTGTTTGGGCTTTAGCCCAATACTCCAGTGTTGGATTAGATGTTGGTAGTATTTTATATCTTTAATTGCCTGCTCATGTCCGCGTTAGCGGAGTGAGTGCAATTATAGTTTAATATACTTGTTGGTCTATTTATTACTTACAATCTGAGATGTCTACATCACTTGAAGCCGGAGACGAAAGTCGATGGCTGATGGAGGTAGCATTTCAAGGTACCGATGAGCATTATTTTTCATAACTTTGTTGTGAAAATGATGTAAATCATGTGCCGCGTAAGCGGGTCCAGAACTCAAATCAATTAATCGATTGGTATGAGAGGAGATTATCTCTTTCAGTTTTGACATTGTCCAAAGGACTAGAG